TCCGGGTTTTCGTTGATCACCGGCTGATTGAGGCGGCCGGAGAAAATCAGCAACGGATCGCTGACCACACCCATGCCGGCATCGAGGAAGGCTTTGTACAAATTCACCGGTCGATCGAGATAGGTCTCAGACAAGAACAGTGCGACATAGGCCTGATCGACCCCGCTCAGCGTGCCGGTCATCGAGGTCACTTCTACCTCGCTCGATTCTTCGATGTCGGAGAACGCGAGGAAATGACCCATCGCTTGGTAGGTGTTGCTGCCCCAGGTGATCGCGCGATCGGCGTCGGTGAGGTAGGTGGTTTCGCTGTCGAACACCAACTCGAGCAAATGCACTGGCCGATTGGCGCTGGCCTCGGCTTGATCGATCCATGCCGCGGTAGCACTGCGGTCGGCCATTACGGCACCTCGATCAGTGCAACTTGGAACGCGTAGACCGCCGGTGCGCCGGTCTGGTATTCGTTGACATCGGCGCCCAGCGCGCAAGTGAACGCGACATCGGTGTAGCTGACCGCTTCACCGCTGGCGACTGCGCTCAACAGCGGCGGCTCGATACTCAGGCTGGTCGTTGCGTCAGCGGTGAGCATGTACACCTTGGCGTGGCCAGCAAACTTCACAAAATCGCCCGCCTTGAGCGTGCCGGTCAGGCCGGTGATCGCAACCGTCGAGGCGCCCACTGCGGCACCGCCATCGGCGGTGACGCTGCCGGAAACTGTGCCGCGGCTGCTGCTGACCGTGTGCGGTACAAAACTGAACGTGCCGAATTGCCCTTGCTGCGCGACGCAGTGCGCGAAAATCGGCGCAAACTCGGCGCGGGTCATTGGCGGGAATTGCAACTCAAAGCTCCAGCGCTGCACGCCGCGCGTGCGCACTTGGCGTTTCAGCGAATGCGCGGTCGAGACCAGCGTGGGCTGATGGCTGCCGACCTTGATTGAGCTGGGTGCGGGTGAAGCGGGAAACGTGCCGGCCATGACTTACCCCAGCGGGCCGCGCGCACCGCGGCGGTTGAAGGCCTCTTGCACCATGCCGACGATGTTGGCGCGGTTGGCCAGCAAGAACCCGACCCCGGTTTGGGTGTCGACCGCGGTGAGGTTGAAGTTCACCGTCACCGCGCCGGCGCTGGCGCCGTTCGGAACAATGGTGCCGGCCTGATCCGGCACAAACAGCTCGGGTCCGTTTTCGCCCACGATCGAGGTCCGGCCCAACGGCGGGCGGCCGCCGGTGGCAAAACCAAACATCGAACCAATCGAAGAAAAGTCGAGGCTGCCGATTGCACTCGACAAGCCACTGGCAATCGGGCGTGCGATGTTCATGCGGATCATTTCAGTCGCGACCGCGCGCAACACACCCATCGCCATGTCGCCGAAACTGCGCATCTGCCCTTCGGCGCCGATCAGCGCGTCAGTGATGCTCGACTCCAAACGCAGTGCGCTGTCTTGCGCCGCTTTCTTGATCGCTTCAAAGGTGCTTTGACTGGTGTCTTTCAGCTCCTTGGTTTTGTCCTTGGTTTCACTCAGCGCCAGCACGTTTTCGTGATGCGCCTTGTTCAACTCGCGGATCATCGCCAGGGCGTTTTCGTCGGTGATCAAGCCGGCTTGGCGCGCCTCGTGCACCGAGCGCAGCGCGGCCTCATAGTCGCGTTGCAGCTTGAGCGCCGGGCGCACGCTTTCTTCGGTCTTACGGAAGGCCGCGGCGATCTTCGCCTCATCCTTGCGCGGGTCGCCGATGATCGGCAGCGTTGGCATCATCACCTGCGGCGTGCTGCCGGTCGGCGTGCTCCACAAGCGCGCTTGCAATTCTTCAAAGCGTTTTTCCAGCGGGATCAGTTGCGCTTCGACATCCTTGCGGAAACGGTCGCCCTCATCCTTGCCGGCAATCGAGGCGCGCATGCTGGCGATCTGTTCGCCCAAGCGATTCGACTCGACCACCAGCTGATCGGTGGTGAGGCTTTGCACTTCCTTGTAGCGACTCAAAAACAGGTTCAAATCTTTTGCGGCGTTGGCAATACCTTGCGACAGCGTGGTCCACAGCGGCGCGGTTTCCACCAGTGCGGTGTTGAGGTTGGTGCCGATCACCCGCGCCATGATGTCAAACTGGTCGTTGATCTTTTCCGCGTTCTTGAGCGTGTCCTCGGACATCACGATGCCGAGGCGGCGCGCTTCTTCGCGCATCGCCTCCATCGCGGCCTTGCCGTCGCCGAGCATTTGCAGCATCGCCACGCCTTCGGCGTCGAACAGCTTGAACGCAAGACGCACCCGGTCGGCCGGGCTCTCGATCTTCTTGAAGGCTTCGGCAACATCACCGAGGAGCTGCTCGGCCGGGCGCAGTTGGCCTTGGCTGTCTGTGAGCTGGATGCCCAGCGCGCGCAATGCGTCCTTGGCTTCGCCGGTGCCGATCGCGGCTTCGGCGCTGCGGCGGGTGAAACGCTGCATTGCCATGTTGAAGGTTTCGGTGCGGATGCCGGCTTGAGTCGCGGCAAACTGCAATTCCTGCAAGGCTTGGGCATTGATGCCGATGCGCTTGGAAAACTTGGCGATCTCATCGCCCGCTTGCGCAGCCGACTTCACCAGGTAGGTGAACCCCGACACGGCGATCGCGCCGCGCAGCGAGGTCATGGTGCGCTTGAGCCCATCCAGATTTTTGCGGACCGAGCGAAACGCCTGTTGCGTTTTGTCCTCGGCGCGGATGGGGAAAACGACTTCACGCGCCACGGCGCAATCCTCTTGCGGCGCGCTCGGCGTGCTCGCGCTCGTGCTTAAGCTCGAAGTACGCGACCCACTCGTTGAAGTGCGCCACGCTCATCGCTTCAATTTCGGCAATGCTTTTGTGCAGGTGTTCGGCGAGTTGCAGCATGATCAGGCGCTCGGGGTTTTCTTCGAGGGCTTTTTTTGCGCGCTCACCTCGGGCGCGATCATGATGTCGGCGGCGACCCGCGCGACCACATTGACGTCCGCATGACGCATCAGCTTGAGCTTGTCCTCGAGCGTGAACAGCGGATTGCCTTGCGCGTCCATGGCCTTTTCGATCAGGACGTAGGCCATCAGCGCCAGGTCATCGTCCTGTGCCTTTTTGTAGACCTTTTGTTTTTCCGACAGCGTGAACGGCCAAACATAGATCTCGAGTTCCCACTCAGGCACTTCAATGCACCGGATTTCCAGTGCATCAAAGTGTTGAGTAACGCGATCAATCGCGGACATTAGGCCACCGTGCTGGTGGTCAATGCGCCGTCGCCTTCAAACGTGAAGGAGACCTCGACCACGCCATCGTGGGTCGCGCTGCGATCAATGTTGGTGACAATCGCGGTGCCGGTGAAGATGGTGTCGCCGCTGGTGTTGCCTTCCGGCGCAAAGGTCAAGGAGACCGAGGCACCCGAAAGTAGTGCGACCTGTGCGCTGTCAGCTTCATCCCAGTGCGCGTCGGCACTGCCCGACCATGATTTCAAACCCGCGAGACGCGTCACCGAATCATCACCCATGGTGGTGGTGTCGATGGTGGCACTGCTGTGTTGGAGGGAAAAGGATTTCAATTCACCAATCGAATCCGAACCCACCTTCACCGTGCCTTCACTGCCCTTGTGAACGGCCATAATTCCTACTCCTATGTGTTGAGCACCAAGCGCGAAACGCCGGTGCCATCGGGGTCAACATTGACAATCGTGTACGTGGTGCCATTGAGCACGACGGAGTCGCCATGCGGATCAGCATCGAGGTCCATGGTGCGAACGGTCAGCACCGGCCACCGATGAAAGTCACCCATCACCTCGACATCGTCATAATCGACAATGGCGCGGATCGTGGTGCCATTCAGGGTCACCTGCACTGCAAAGTCGTCGAGGTCAAACAGACTAAGCAAATCGGCTGCGCTTTCTGCGGCCATGGCTCTTGTCCTCGTCGTTTGTTTCAACCGCAGTCGGCTCAGTGCGCACCTCTTCGGTGGTCTCCACCGCGCGGCCGGCTTGGATTAGCGCATGCGCCAATTCATCCCGAACCATAACGATTTCGCCCACTGATAAAGTTGCACCGTGATCACCGCGGGCCCCTCGTGTCATCTTGATTCGCATGCTGTTCTCCGTGTGCTCAACCGGCCCGGATCACTCCGGGCCGGGTTGGCCTTACGCGGTCAGCGCATCCTGCATTGCAGAGAAGCTCGCTGCGTGACGCACGGCGATGTCGACGTCCTGCATCGCACGAACGCGGACCGTGCCGGCAGCACCGCCGGTGTACGGGTCGACCATCACGTCGATGCCCGCGCCCCACTGGCCGATGATCAGATCGTTCCAGTTGCCGAAGATGATCGCGGAGCAAACGCCAGTGCTGGTGCCCTTGTCCAAAGTGCTCGGCACTTGGTTGGAGACCATTGCGTTGTAGCCGTTCACGCCGTTGCCATCCCATACAAACTGACCAGTGCTGGACGCCTTTTCAGTCTGCTTGAGCTTGCCGCGCACCTTGGCGTTGGTGAGGTAACCCAGCGCGCCCATGTCCGCGTTCGCGGTGGCCACGTCGGTTTCCAGTTCCACCATGTGAGCGAAGGTCGGCGCCAAACCATTGGTGCCGCCTGCAACGTCGCCGATGCCGGAGGTGTTGAGGATGCCGGTCGGCTGGTTGGATGAGCCGCTGCCGTTGATGGCGGCGAGGTCCAGTGCCAGGGCGATGGTGGTGGCCAGGTCGTCACGCACCAGCGCTTCGACGTCGACGGAGCTTTGCAGCAACAGACGACGAGAGATGTCAGTCAGCGCGCCGATGGTTTTCGGGCTCATGGTCACCTGGTCAAAGGTCTGGCCAGACTCGGTGATTGAACCGTTTTCTGCGACCCAGTAGGCCGTTGCGCCGCCGCTCTGACGCGGGATTGCGACGTTGCCATTGAGGCCAGTCATGAGGCGTGCGCCCATCTGCATGACCATCATGCGGTTGCGCAACAGGTCGATGAACGAACCGCCCATCATGTCGGTGCCTACGGTGTAACCGCCGGCAGAGTTGGTGCCCACAGTCAGGTCGCGCGCCATGACATCCATCGGCAGATAGATGCCCTGCGCTTTCTTGCCGACCTTGTCAGCAACCGCGCGGGAGGCTTCCAGCTCGAGACCAGCATCGGACCAGTCACGGGTGACCATGGCGTTGATCGCGCGCACCAGCGAGTAGCTGCGCACTTCCTTGTCGCTCATGCCGATCTCGGCGGAGCTTTCCGGGCCTGCGACCTTGCGGGTTTCGATCTTCTTCAACAGCTCAGCGCGGAATGCGTCGAGGCTCTTGCCGTTAGAGATGAAATCACGCGCCATGTCTTTCTGGCTGTGCAGATCACCGAGGGTTTCAATTTCGCGAATGCGAGCGAGCTCGCCCTTGCGGACATCATCGGCGCTCGGCGCCGCATGGGTAACGTCTGACATTGCTGTCTCCTTGATTTCGATTGAAGTTGGCTCGACTTCCCGCTCGATCACGGTGTCGAAGGTTTCTTCCGCAGCGCGGCCAATACCGGCGCCTTCGGCATCCGCCGGAATGCTGACGATGGAGATTTCCAGCGGCTCCCAGTCCATGACGCGCATGGTCGGTTGCTTGCCGTTTCCTTCTTCGATCATTCGGTGGATGCGATAGCCGACGGACACGTTGCCGCGGATACCATCGACCACGTCATTGAAAATCTCTTGAGCACGCGCGCTTTTCCCAAAACGCACCACAGCTCGGGCCTTCCGATCTGCGTCTACTGAGACCGACTCAACAACCCCGACGTGGTCGGTGGGGTCGTGATCGACCAAGACCGGCCCGCGCTGATTCAACCGGCCAAGGCGAATCGAGCTCGGGCTGTGGTCGAGGATTTCGGTGCCGAAGTAACGCTCAACCGGTGCTTCGCTGCTAAAAGCGAGCTCAACGGTGCGGGCGTCGGCGTCGATCGCGTCGCGTTTGACATCAAGCGCGCGATATTGGATTTGGGTTTCAATTGTTTGTTTGCGGGTTTCCACTGTTGTCTCCCGGATTGAGGCCGAGCTCGCGCATGCGCGCTTCTTCGGCGGCGAGTTGTTCGAGGATGTCGTCGAGGTCGCGACCTTGTGCCGCGGCAATCTCGGCGCGAGTCAGCACGCCCAAGCGCACCGCCTCGGCATTGGCTTGCGCATCCTTGAGCGGATCGACCCAGGCCCAGCCGCGCGGTTGCCAACGCACGCTGCGGAATTTCTCGATGTTGGCGGCCGGCAGGCTGAGGCGACCGGTGGCCAGGGCCGACACCAGCCACGCCTGGTACACACGCTCGCAGAGCTGTTCGGCGAACCACGCTTGCAACACCTTCCACTGTTCGCGCTCTTCGAGCACGCCGCTGCGGATGCTGGAGAAGTTGACGTTTTCCAGATCGTTGGAAAGGCCGTGGTAGCTCACACCCAGGCCGGCGGCGGCGCCGCGCAACGTGGCGCGCACAAAGTCGGCGAAGGCGCTGACCGGGTGTTGTGGATCGAAGGCCTTGAAGTCATAGCCCTGCGGCAACACACCAAACGCGCCTGGCTCGGCTTCATCGAAAAAGCCCTCGTCCGCGTTGCCGCTGGTAGCAATCAGAGCCGGGTCGCCTTCCGGCGAGGTGTAGAAACCCATCTTGCTGGCCGCCGTGCGCGCTGCCACCAGCTCGGCTTCTTCGTACCCTCCGAGCTGATTGAGGCGACGGATTGCGGTGTGCATCCAGGGCA